AGCAACTGCCCAATCGTAAACAAAAAACACGCTACTAAAAGTTTAGAAGTTGGCAATGATCAGTTCCTCGCAAGCATCCTTCGTGCTGGCAAGGCGACCATATTTATCGACCATGGTAATGTTAAAGCCAGCATACATTTTAAATAGGGCTGGATGGCTCTTATACAATAGAATACATTTTTTATCTATGTTTTTAACTCTTGAATGTATATCTTTATGATTGAAGGTATACATATCAGGACCTTTGTTTTTTCCGGCTTCAAAAAGATTTAATGAATATTTTCCAATCGGCAGTAAAATATAATCAGTTTTTTTAGCAGTCTCTATTGCTTCAATCTGATCATCGCATTGATCAAGATATGGATAAAAATTTTCAACCTTGAACTTCTTTAATCTAGACAAAACAAAAGGTGTTAACAAGGACTTGTTCATTTTTCCAGAAGACGCAAAACCATCTTCAGAGCAATTATTTAAAATATAAAACAAAACATTTCTTGAATTTTGTTTTGGATTTAGATACCAAGTCTCTTGAAAAACTGAAAACTGCTCATCATCCATGATAGGCAATATAGTCTCAACACCTCTGGCTAAACCCACAGCCTCTTGTAAAGCGGCAGACCAGAATTCATAAATAGGAAGTCTATTGGTATGAGCAATAACAAGGTGTCCAGAATTGGCTAATGCTAACTCTAAATTAGCATCCTTTAAAAAGAAAGAACTTATTTTAGAGTTAGCACTTAATAAATCATTTAGTTTTTTGAAGCAATTAAAATGAATATTCGACTTTAGCGGGCTCTTCATAATCACTCTCTACTACTTGTAAATCCCTTTCAGGCTCTGAATCTGGAAGACTCTCGGATGCTTTAAAACTTACATAGCCATTTACAATTGCAGATACATCTTGAAGGGAAAGATCAATGCTAGCCAGTTCTTTGCGGATAGAATCGATGTCTTCAACTGTCTTCAGGCTCAAAGAATTGCTATGCTTATGCCTGGAGATGGATGTTATTCTTTGATTTATATTGCCGAGAAGTCGCTCGACCTCATCTCCAAGTTCATCAATGTCAATAGAATATTGAATACTAATACGTTGTGCCACTTTACCCTCTCAAAAGTTGTTTAGCGGTTCTTTGAAGTTTCGTTTCTACTAAATCAGGAGCACCAACAACAACAATGTCTGTGCCAGACTGACCACGGTTGATTGTAAGTTTAGAAAATCTATGATTATTGTTTAGATTCTCGTTGATGATACCTCTTTCGTTTAGTTCTCTCAACCTATGCTCTTCGCGAATCATAACTACGTGCTCTGGATTTACAAACACTTCGCGAAGAGTGTAAGTATCTGGTGTCGTAACCGCACCATTAGCAAAAATCTCTGTAAGTCTAACTAACATTTGCTGCCTCCAATGGATAAACTTTATCATCGTAAACAAAACAAGGGACACCAGCGGCTAAAACCTGCAATTCCTTTGTTTGTTTGTCGTGCCTGATGCACACGCCAACAAGAGGCTTATTTGCTTTTCTAAACAGACTACAAGTGCCTTGAGTATCAAATAAATAAGTGTCCTGCGGAATGTGTACTAAATCACCTTTCATAAAACTTTTCATAACAATTACCCCGTTTGAATGATGCCGTAGTTTGTGGTAATTAGAGTACCAGCACAACTAACGGCATTCTGTAAGGCGGTTCTCGTTACTTTTGCTGGATCGATGATACCAGCCTCAAATAAATCGACCATAGAATTATCACGAAAATTCCAGCCCATACCATCTTCTTCCTGAAGAATGTCTTTGATAATAATATCCGCTGAAACACCAGCGTTATCTGCCATCTGTCTGATAGGAGCCTCACAAGCACGCTGAATAATCATTGTAGCCAAGTCTTCTGTATCGGTATCAAGCGACCTTGCTGCTCTCAAAAGAGAGGAGCCTCCACCACCAATGATGCCTTCTTCTTGTGCTGACTTTACCGCTTCCAAAGCATCTTCAATGCGATGCTTTCGTTCAGTCATCTCCACCTCGGTAGAACCACCAACACGAATAACAGCAACACCAGAAGACAAGCGAACAATACGATCCTGATGTTGAACGCACTTCTGCATAGACTCTTCTTGCTCAATCATAGACTTCAAAGTAGTAATCTGCTCTTCAATGGCATCAAAGGCTCCACAGCCACCAACAATGGTAGTGTGATACTTGTTGCTCTCAACAGACTTGGCGGTTCCAAGATGCTCTAACTGAACTTCTTGAAGTTTGATACCGCTTTCACGAGTAACAAAAGTAGCACCAACAGAAATAGCAAGATCGTGAAGAAGGTTTCTACGTTCTTCACCATAAAGGGGAGCCTTGATAGCAGCAACCTTCATAGAGCCACGCATCGTATTAGCAATAAGAGCAGCAAGTGCTTGACCTTCCACATCCTCTGCTACAATAATAAGTGGTCGTCCTTCTCTTGCAATCATCTTTAGAATAGGAAGGATCTGTTCCACGGTGCTAATCTTGTAATCAGTGACAAAAAACAACGGCTCTTCGTGAGACATCATTGCTCTGCGCTCATCATTGATAAAAGCACTAGCACAAAATCCTGCTGGAAGCCTAAATCCTTCGGTAACATCCAAAGAAGTTTCCAGAGACCTGGACTCTTCAATAGTAATGGCTCCGTCTTGACCAACACGATCAACAGCCATAGCAATCAGATCACCAATGCTTGAATCATTATTGGCTGAAATAGTTGCGATGTGTTTAATGTCTTCGATACTTGTAACTGGTCTAGACTTCTCTTTGATCATTTCAATCACAGAAGCCGTAGCAGCGGTCAAGGAGCGTTGTAATTCCGTAGGGGATACACCAGCCAGGATGTATTTTTGTGCCTCTTGTAGCACCGCCCTAGCCAGCACAGTAGCCGTTGTAGTTCCGTCTCCGGCATCATTATTAGTTTCAATCGCTGCCTGACGAATAACAAGAGCACCAGCATTCTCAAACGGATCATCAAGAGCAACAAAATGTGCTACTGTAACTCCGTCTTTTGTAATGAATGGTGCCTTGTCTTTTTCTTGTAATAAAACATTTCGTCCTTTCGGTCCGAGTGTGGATGCGACGTTATCTGCTAATACGTTCGCACCTCTGATAATCTTTTGTTGAAGTAGTTCTTTGCTTTCATACTCTCTAGTCATTAATACCTCATAGTTATTATGTTATAATTATACACACGGATGAGTGATAAGTCAAGGGTTAATTTAGAATTCTACTGGATCTATTTGAACAGGGCTGGATTCTAAAAGAATGTCGGACAAAGCCTGGATTAAGATCTCTTTCCATTCAACATTGCCGATTTTTGCATCTTTGGGAGGATCTTTTACGAGTCTTGGCTCTATTTGTGAAGCAAACTTTTTCTCGTCTCCTACAAACTCTTTAATTTCACCTTCCGAAATTCCTAAACGATCATTTATTCTATTTTGTAAATTTAATGCTGCCTTTGAACCTTTCTTGACAGAATCAATTCTACCGCCTGCTGATCGACCTTCACCACGCCACCTAATGTCGTATTTAAATTGATCAGCATTTGCTCCTACCCAATTTTTTAAATCTGTATAGTATCCGTTGCCAGAGGTTCCTTTCCAGACTAATAACTTATTCGCTTTTGATAACTCATCTGTAAACCTGTGTTCACCAGTCATAGCCTCGGTTGCTAACTTTTTTTGAAACTCAGGAATTGTCATTATTTCGAGAACTTTATTATAAATCTTTACAAGAGCGTCGTCCCCTAATTTTCTTCTGTCAACATCGGGGTCATTCCATTTTACTTTACTTAAATCCTCTGCTAAATCAACAAAAAAAGTATTCATTTCTGAATCATTACGTAGTGTGTCGTAATCTTTGAGACCAAGAGCGGCAGCAATAAGAGCCCTAGTTTCTCCCTGTTCAGCACTCAAGAATGAAGCACCCTCTTTTTTAACTGAAATTCTATCTGTTTCTTCTTGATTAGCAATGTCTGTTTTTGGAGTTGGATTACTAGAGCCAAATTGCTTGTAAAGTTCGGTTACCGATCCGTTACCGGGCTTAAAATAAACACCCGGCTTAAGATCATCAACATTCTTAACAAGTTCGTCCGCTGCGTTTTGGAACGCTGGGTATTTTACTTTATCAATGTGACTTAAGCCCTTTGGAATAGAGCCGCCTCCTAATGCGATAATTATGTTTCCTTCAAATTTCTCCGACACGTTACCACCAGGACCTTTTTTCCCACCAGAGGTAGAAAACGGCGTTCCAGTTTTTTGAATACTTCCAGGAGTTATTGTTCTCCCGTCCTTTGTATTTAAGCGTAAGCCCCTGAGACTACGTTCATCGTCAACTCTATTAATTAAATCTAAAACTTTATCATCATCAACAATAACGACTTTTGATCCATCAGATAAAAGAAACTCATCACCATTTGCGACCATTTGTTTAAATAAAGTAATACCCCTACTGGTGTCAGAGGTAGCAAAATCTTTTCTGGTCATTGTTGCTTCGGCTAACATTACCTCTTCGATCATCTCCATCAATAACTTTGGAGTAATGTTTAGTTTCTTTTTATCATACTCTTCTTTAAGGATCTTTTTCAAATCAGACATAGTTTTACCTCAAACAATAATGTCAGCGATGCCATACTTGACCGCTTCTTCTGCTGATAAATAGATGTTTACCTTTTGTTCCAGTAACTTTTTCATCTGTTTTTTGGTCATATTGGTCTCTTCAACCAATCTTTCGATGTAGAGATCTTGAAGATCCTGGATAGCCTCCATCTCGTTGATAAGGTTTGGAAGCGAGCCGTGGTTACCGGCAATCACAGAATGGATCATCACTCGGCAGTTGCGACCAATCTGTCTTTTGCCCTTTGTTCCAGCAGCAAGAATAAGAACACCAGCAGACATAACCTTGCCCATACCGATGGTCACGATGTCTGTATCCTTTTCAACGATCTTCATCATATCATAAAGAGCAAACATATCATCAGCAGATCCACCATAAGTGGAAAGGTAAAATTCAATGTCTCTTTTGTTCTTTGGATCTTCTTCAAGTTTATTCATCTCGTTCATGTAAAGAAGACCATGGATAATCTCTGTAATCTTCTCGTCTACAACTTCACTAAACAAGCCAACAACACGAAGGTCTGGCTCTGGTGGAGGAGTTCCGCCACTCATCACAACAATCTTGTTTTCTGTTGGCTCTTTATTTACTGCCTCGTCGTGAGACAAAAGTTTCTTGATTATACGCCTAATCATGTTCTACCCCTTTTTTGTTAAAAACTCAAATACTGTTTTTTTGTTTTTGTTTAGAAAAGCCATCGCACCATCCCAATCTTCATAATCAACAATTTCACTGAAATAGTTGCCATGTGTGTCGATAATGTTTTTAACGGCTTTCTTTTTGAAAAACTCAACTTCTTTTTCGTGTTGCTCCTCAAAAGCAACAATGCTATCTTTTTGTCCCTCTCCTTCTTCCATGCGAATAACAGCATAATTTTTTGCATAAGCAAAGTCTTCAAGACTTCTAGCAATAATAAATAGGCTGATAACCTGCGATACTCGCAATAGTTGCAGGCTTTTTCTTACAGATTTTAGAAAATAGAACGTTTGACAGGTAGAATACCCGAAAATGAAAAACAAAAAGTAAAATAACCAAGGGTGTTCCATAGTACCTCAAATAAAAAAACCATCAGAGTCACCCCTGATGGTTCATTATAACACCTCGTAAAGATTATGTCAAGAGTTTATTTGTTAGCGAGACGATTGAAAATACGCTCTGTAAGAGCATCAATATTTGCTGCCTTCTTATTTTCAGCCACAAGGCGCTGAGCAACGCGGGCAGCGATACGATTCACGCGAGCCTCCATGAGGTCCTCCTCGTTATCGTCACTCATCTCCATATCAACCTCTACATCGCCCATTGGCTCTGCCTCTGGGGCATCCATCTCCATGTCAGCCGCTTCGTCATCACCTCCCTCGTCGGCTTCCATGTCCATATCGGTGCTAACTTCCTCACCGGTGACATCCTCAAGAGCAGACTCAAGAGCGGAAAGGAAATCATCTAAATTAATCTGAACACCTGCACCTGCACCCATGTCCATGTCCATCTCAGGCTCGTCCATTGGCTCCTCAGCAGGCTTATCCATATCCATTGGCTCCTCTTCGGCAGCCATGTCCATCTCAACCTCTTCCTCTTGCTCTTCAAGAGACTTACCGGCAGGATCTTCGTCCTGAACGTTCTCGTCGTCCTCATCGCGAGCACCAGGAGGCATTCCATACATCTCTTCGAGACGCTCCTGACCAACTGGCTTCACGTTTGCAAGTTTCATGAAGCGACGAATCTCGGATTCGTTTAAAAGTGTCTTACGAGCCATTATAATTCTCCTTAAAAAATAAACTCAAATGTAAATAGTAAAATTATTAGATAAATACCTAAAAAGTTAAATTGTTTTTCTTTATATGTTTTCTTATCTTTGTAAGAGCACTGCTTTCAATTTGTTTTACTCTTGCATAAGAGATGCCCATACGCTCTGCGACTTGTCGCAAAGTCATGGGTCCGTTAATATAAATAGAAATCAAAGTACAATTCTGCTCTTTTTTATAATCTAGCCAATGCTTGCAATCTTTTTCATCACAAGGAGTGGCTGTGTCCATGCATCGTGTAGCACATTCTCTCATAAATCTGGAAACTCCTGCTCGATCATATCAAAGATATCTTCAACATCACCTTCGGAGAGTCCGTAATCTTTTAGGTTTTGTTGTCCTTCTCTTTGTGCTTTTTCTGCTTTATTCTTTTTAGTTTTACTAGTAATCGCAATTTCATTCGTAAATTCAATAATTCTTGGATCGTCATTGATAAGCCCTGAAATAATGTGACGAAAGAAAGCGGCTTGTGTAAGTCGTAGGTATTTTAGTTTCAATACCATCTGTGCGTGTCTATGATCGTTTTCCATAAACACAACACGTTTTTCCATATGCCCGTAGTTATCATCAGCCATTACCACTTCCTGTTTACGATGTGTGTTTGGCTCTCGATAAGTCCGGCAGATGTCTGGCAGATAAACTTTGAAAGAACATAAAGATCGGTAAGATCTCTTGCCCCTGAATAACTAAATCCAGAACGAATGCCTCTCTCAAGGTCTGCTAAAACACTACTTACGGGTCCACGGCAAGGAATACGAGAAGTTACACCCTCATAAGAGTTATAAGTGCCCTTCCAGTCTACTTGTGCTTCCTTGCTTGCCATGCCCCTATAAACCTTCCATAGGCGACCATCAGGGTCCTCTAGTGTCTTTCCTGGTGCCTCTTCTGTTCCTCCTAGTAAAGAGCCACACATTACAGCATCAGCACCAGCAGCAAGCAACTTTACGATGTCTCCGCTAGTTCTAATGCCACCATCAGCAATAAGGGCAACATTATACTCGGAAGACACCGGAACACAATCTAATACAGACTGGAATGTAGGAATGCCGTGACCTGTTTGGATTCTCGTGCTGCATATGCTTCCTCCACCGATGCCGACACGAATACTATTGGCACCCCACTCTGATAGATCTCGGAACGCTTCTGCGGTTGCTACATTACCTGCCATAATGTGAGGCTCATCGCCAAGAGTATCACGGATGGCTTTGATAGCATCCCTAACTTTCGTATGATGTCCGTGAGCAACATCAATACAAAGAGCCTTCGCCCCAGCATAGTAAGATGCTTGTGCTCGGTCAAGGAAGTCCCCTGAGACGCCAACAGCGGCTCCAACTTGGCAACCTTTCTTTACACAATAATCTACCCATTTGATTTGCTCTTCAATAGAAGCGTAACGATGAAGGATACCAAGACCACCAGCCCTGCTCATTTCAACAGCCATCTCTGGTCCCGTAACAGTATCCATCGGAGATGAAACAATAGGGAGTTCCAGCAATAAATCAAGTGAGAGTTCAGTTGAAATGTCAATTTCAGATCTTGAATTGATAGATGAGAATCTTGGTTCAAGAAGAACATCATCAAGAGAAAGAGTTTTCTTATACATTACTTCTTCTCCTTGTTGATAAAGTCTTCAATGTCCTTGGCAGTATACCAAGTCTTTTTATTTGGATCGCTCGGCTCTGGCATAACTCTAATCTTTGGAATCCTCCCATCATTCTGAATGAAAATAATAGTTGGAACACCTTGAAAGCCTAGGATTTTTTCTAACTGCAAGTAATCTGCGATGTTGAAGGCAAAGAACATTACATCGTCAAACTTGTCTGAAAGAGCAGAGTATTGCTCCTTTAGTTCGTGGCAGTAGTGACAGTTATTGCCATAAACCTTGACCACAGCAGCGAAAGGCTCTTTGGTTTTACCGCCCAGAAGTTTCTGGATTGCTCCTTTACTAATTCTACTAACCATTATTATTCTCCTTGATAACCTCTTGGGTAGTTCTGATACACTCTGGACAGAAAAGACTAACTCTCTCGCCCATAACAACCACCTTCCAAGAGAATACCATGTCCTTGCTCTGCTTGTCAAATGATTTCTGGCAAGCATTACATTGTTTAGGTAGTTTGCCAAACATAGCAATCTTATCAGTCATCGCTTGTTCTGGATCGCCCTTACGACGGCGAGCGGCGGCTGCTCTTCTTTCTTTCCTATTCATTTGCTTTCATCATCCCCATAGCAGGAAAGCCAGGATCATTGCCGTTGAAAACAACAACAGCAGAGGGGAAAGGAGCAGAGTTACCGCCATTACCAAACTTTAGACGACCCTTGACAAAGTAAATAGCCTGTGCCTTCATAACATAGTCGTGCCAGTATCGCGTATCAGTTCGAGCAGGAATAAGAGCAATAACAGTAGTATTATCCTTCTGTGCTTCCTCGTAAGCCTTCTTGATCCAATCCTTGATAACACGACCATAAGGAGGGTTCATAAATACAAGATGCCCACCCCAGTCTTGTGAAAGCCCATCATCCTCTTCGGTAAAGTGATTACGAACCTTGTAGTTTGAATTATTAGAACAAGGGTCAAGAGTAAAAGTTCCAAACTTATCTTCCAGCCTGTGAAAGAAATGCTGCGGAGTTCCCCACTCCAAATCCTTTGAACTAAACATAGTTTCGCGTGTAGTCTTATCCATTGTTATCCTCAATTATCAATTATAATAAAATATTCTTTTAAGTTTGTGGCTCTTTTTATTTGTTTTTTAGATTGCGTGCAAATCCTGTGTTCTCTATCTTTAATTGCGACTTTGCCATAATCATTGCAAACTTTAATTAATTCATCGATAGAAATAAGATTTCTAGGAGCATCAGAGTAAGATAAAACAATTCTGGCTGCTTTATGTGTCTCTAGTAAATGATTAAAGTCATTCTTGATTGTCTTTTTACTGTAAAAAGCATCTGGCGGGCTTCCTTTAAAACATGCCCTTGAGGGTCTTGGGACTGCGTAGGAATAATTTAAATTTGGCTTGTCCCACAACGCTAAAGAATCATTAAGATGATAGCATGATTTATAAAGCACCCCACCAGTGTAAGGGGGATCAAAATAAATCATATCAGCATCAATATTTTTTAGAGAAAAAACATCTCCTTTATATTGTGTTCCAACAATGCCATTGATCAAAGTTGGAGCACTAAATAAAACATCCTTTTTAGATTTTTTGCTCCATTCTTTAAAGGAACTTTTTTGATCATTTGAATTATTAAACACACTGTCACATCCTAAAATTACGCTAAATATTAGAGCGTTTTTGTTTTGTTCAGTAACAGAATGTAATTCTTGAATGTAATCTCTAGCGGCGTCAATTTTTAATGCATTTTTAAGTAACAAGCCTAATGGTCTTTCCTGCAGCTCACTAACATTTTTAACCTTTCGGACAACGGTGCCAGCATAATTTTCAGAAACCCATCCGGCTTTCAAAGGTAAACTATTGATTTTGTTTAAATGATAATCAACTATCTCCTTATCATAGCCCTCTAGAAAAACCTTGCCATACAAAAACGAAGATTCGTTTAAATCGTTTGCAAATACCTTAAAGCCAGAATTTCTTAAATTAGCACTAACAATTCCAGTTCCAGAAAATCCATCAAAAACAGATTTCGCTGAAATTTCTTTTGCAAAATCCACAATTTGAGAAACTAATTTTCTCTTACTGCCCTTGTAGGCTACTGTTCTAACTTTTAAATTGCTCAAGGTAGTCTCTTTGTGCTTGGGCTTTAAATTTTTTATAGGAAATTTGGTTTTCCGAATCTTTAACTTTTATTTCTGATGGTCTTTTTATAAAGGTTAGTTCAGACGTTGGAACTTTTAAAGTGACGCCATCTTTAGAAAAATCAAGCCAATCACTTTTAATATCACACTTGTTAATCAAAGCACTTGAAAACGAATCAACACTTCCAGTATCTACAATCAGGAGGGCGTCAAACCTTAAAACATCCTCAACACTTCTTTTGGAAGCGTCACCAAGGCTATTCATAATCTTAATGTTGCCACTATTCTTTTTTAAATTACCTTTCTTAGTGTAAAGGCAGAATTTCTGTGATTTCATCTCAACATTCAACTTCATGATCCCATCCAATCTCATCGACCCACTTTACACACTTCTGGGAACATTCTTCTAGAGAATATTCAAATAAATCTGACTTATCAAAACGATCTTTTCTTCCGTTTAAGTCATCACCGATATTTTTCACAATGGTGAAAAACATATCCCAATTAACATCACTTTGCATCGTTTCGCATAAAAGATTAATGTTATCCATCAGTGCTCCCAAGTGCCCCGTCACCACGATTACTAATGGTCATAGGAAAATCATAAAGGTTATCAGTATCAATCTCAACAGGTCGGAAATGAACAACAGGAATCAAAACAACTTGTGCAATCTTGGTCCCCGGATCAATCAATTGAGTCTTGTTGCCAACATTGTGAAGGTTTACAAAAACCTCCCCATCATATCCGGAATCAACAACACAGGCACCCACAAGAAGGGATCGCTTTGAAGCATTGCCTGAACGATTCTTTACCTCAAGCATGTATCCATGGGGAATACCAAACTTCAAGCCAGTTTGGAAAAGCGCAGTCTCTCCTGGCTGAAGGTAGATACCCTCACCATCAGAAGGGCAGAAGAAAAGATCTAATCCTGCATCTGACGGGTTAGCCCTATCGGGCGTGATTACATCATCACGAGTCTTGTAATATTGAATAATCACTCTTCACCTCCATTTCCAATGATAGTATTGTAACTTTCAAGCAACTGATCAATATCTACGTTGCCCTTGATCAGGCGATAAGCCTTCACTGCGGCACGAATCTCATCAGTATCAAGCCATCCATTATCCTTGAACTCTTGACGAAGGGCTCGCTTTTGCTCCTTGTAAGGCTCCATGGCTTCCTCAATAGCACCAAGGGAACGGATGTATTGCTTGATATACTCTTGCTTCTCTTCAGACATAGGTAACTCCTTTGATTACTTTATAATCTTACCAAATGCGATGATCAAAGTCAAACAAATTCTGGTGAATCTGAAAAGAAAATCTCATCAACACAAGAAGGAACAGCAGAGCGAAGATAAGCCCTGATGGCCTCTTCGTCCTTGAAAGAGAGATTTGGATTATTTACGCCCCAAGAAGCGACCTCTCTCAACACATCCATCTTGTTGAAAATCAACTTGTTTACACCATTCATAAGAATGGCTTGGTTTAGTTGCTGGAGGTTTAGCCAGTTACACTGACGAACGCGACCAGTGGTTGCTCCAAACTCTGCACCAGCCTGTTGAATGCGGTTGAATACAGGATTATTTGGCTGAAATTGCTTCTTGCCAACATAAGTCTCATAAATTTTTGCGATGCCCCAGACATTGCGTAGAGAGCGAGGATTAACGCCGTTAAGGAGCGCTGCGGCTACTCCACAGTGACTTGAAGTAACATAAGGATAATCACCCCAATCAGGGTCCAACCAGAAGCCTTGTGCCCCTTCCATAAGGATTACAGGCTCTACATCGCTGTTATGTAGTTCTTCATAAACATCAATAAGGAAAGGCTTTAGAAATGGAACATCAGCAGCACGAATACCGGTGCGAGCATACTTATCGCGG